AAGCCTAAAAGCCCAATCTTGCCTTCCGGTTATGGAAGCCGTCTATTGAACATAATATACAGAGTTTATCCGCTACCTCTGACCAATAGGGGATGGCTATTAAACCAAAAACCGTTGCTGCTGAATGAGTTACCGCCTGAAATCGGCGTTTCCAAACCTGCAAACCCTCCTCATCGTGCGAGCGTTCTGCTTGTGCGATTTTGCAGATCGCGACAGCTTCAGCGGGGTCCATCCCGATCACTTCCGCAATCGTCCAGGCGTTCTCAACGCTGAGACTTCCCCCATGCTTAACAGCAGAAATCGCACCTCTGGTAAGCCCTAGTTCTTTCGCCACTGCGTTGTCGCTTTTCAGGCCTTTTTCCAGCTTGTACTGCTCAATCAGGTCGTATGGCTTCATTTCCGGCTCCTCAGCGTTTGTCTAATGATGCTTGACAGTTGCGAAACCCTCAATGTCTAATGCCGCTATACATGTCAAGTCGGATTAGACATGTGGAAGTCAAAATTTTCACTTCCAAGGGGGAAGACCATGACCGAAAAGCAAATAATTCGCCTGGCACTGCTCTGTTTCGCGGCTTCCGTTGTCGCAGCCGTCTACGCCACAGCCCTCTACCTTGAGGGGTGCTCGGCATGAAGAACTGCCCGATTTGCGGCCACCCGCCGTACAAAGCCCCGTTCCGCATGTGCGCTGATTGCATCGCGCATTTCCGGTCAGATACCCCGGACCCCATGCCCGAAGGGCATAACAGGCAGCAGGAAAGGGCTCAAAACGGAGTCCTGAGCCACGTTCTGCCGAAACCGCGCCCCCGGCGACCCCTAGAGACAGAACACCAAGAAACCGCCTCTCAGCGCTTTCTACGCCGCTTTGGCGCGGGTGATGGCCTTGCTGCCCCCCAAACCTCCCCCCGTGCCATGAAAAACCCGCTTTTCACGGCCTCTGCTTTCCCCCCGGCCTACGTTCCTTCCCCCAAGGTGGTCGGCGGGGTCTTTTCTTCTCCGGCCTTCCGGTTGCTCCCGCCGGTGGTTTTTAGAGTGGCGGTCCCTGTAACACCGCCACTTTGTCTCATACGTGAGACTTTCTCACAAAAAACACTGCCCACGCGGACAGTAAAAGGGGGTTCCAATGCTTCTTGATTGGATCACCATCAGAACCCCTTACGAAAATCTCAATCCTGAAGCTCTGGCCATCGTTATGGCCTACGGCGATCGGGTCCAGCGGATCAACGCGGAAACAGGGGAGTTACGGTGGGAATCCGCCGCTTGGGACTCCATCCGCTCGGATACCCACGCGATCAGCGTCAAGGCAGGGGGCTCCGAACTCTGGATACAGGGTAGCCCCGCGAGAATCATCGCCCAGGGCGACGCCGTGTTCGGTGCCGGCGCGAGTCAGGCACTTGATATCACCGGCTGCATTAACCGTATGGCCTCTTTCGTCGGCCAGATGCTCAACTGCCAGTTGCCCGCGGCAAACAGCTGGAAACTCTCCCGAGTTGACGTCACAGAGAACCTGTTACTTGAGGATCAGGCCGCCGTCCGTGTTGCTCTGTCCACACTCCGCAATTGTGAGGGTGGCCGGTACCGGGTCAGCCAGCAGGCGGGGGATACCGTCTACTGGTCCCACCGCTCGAAGATGCGCAGCGGCAAAGCCTACGCAAAAGGCCCTCACCTCGTTTACATGATGAAAAAGCCCACTTACGAGGGCTACCCCTACACCCAAGAGCAAATTTCAGCAGCTGACCGGCTGTTGCGCCTTGAACTGAAACTAGGCCGTGAGTGGTTCTCTCGGCACGACTGGCAAACCGTAACCCCGGCAACCCTCCGCAATGAATGGAATGAGTATTTCGGCCGGATGATAGGAGCAGCGGAAGTGAAAACACATGACGATATTAAAACCCGCGTAATGGCTGCGGCAGAGACGGAAGGGCAGGCCCGTGCCGCTCTTGGACTCTGGGCGCTGATCAAGTCCGAAGGCTGGGAAGCAGCACGAGAATTACAAAGCCGCCCCACGTGGTACCGCAATTTAAAGATTCTCCGGGCCGCTGGCCTAGGTGATGCCGATCTGTCCACCGGGCAGGTCGTCCCACTCCGCCGCAAGGTACTCGAATGCCAGGCGGTAACTAACTGGGCCGAACTGGTCCGCACTGCTTAAAGGTGAACTTATGAAAAGCCAAATGATTATCGCGGGTCTGATCCGTCGCTCTGGTACTTCCAAGAAAACCGGGAACAACTACGACTTCTGGACAGCTACCGTTCTCAACAAACCCATCATTCAGGGCGTTACTGCAGCAGCTCACGGCTTTGATGCTTCCGAAATGTCGTGTGACCCGGCTGTCGCAATGACCCTGCGTGATGCCAAGTTTCCGGTGACCGTCGATGCCCAGCTTCGTCTGGACCGTGACAACAAGGCAATCATTGAGGTTGCCACCCCTACAACCCAAAAAGCCGCAGCGGCTTAAGTAGGCCATTAACTCATGAATGACCCGGGCCCTTGGATTCATTTCATCATCACCGCTCTGGCACTCATTGCGCTATTTACGAGGTCCATCCAATGAATCAGGTAGTGATGTGTGACGGGGCTTGGGAAGAGGGTACGGAGGGTGCTGTTACTTGTAACGGGACTCTCGTGCAGGTGGAGGAGGGTTACTTTTCGTGGGTGCCCCCTCTGACATATGAGCAGTCAAACGAGCTGCTCACTTACGTCGGGCTGATTTTCGCAACGGTCTTCTGTTACGCAATGATTGCCCGTTTCTTGACTGACCAACGTCCTGACTGAGGAGAAACTCATGGACATGACCGAAGTAACCACCCAGCTCGCACTGTCTCTGGCAGCGATTGGCACCGTCGGCGCGGCTCTGCTCGCACCTGCTGCACTTCGCTCCGCCTGGAACGCAGTTCGCGGCTTCATCAAGTAAAAAACTGGGGCCTCCGGGCCCCTTTCTTATGGCGGCCAACAAATGCATTACATCCTCTCTCGTCTAGCCCGCGCAATAGAATCACAGATATTCAGAAGGGTTGCGTTCTTCATCGTAGCAGCGGCAATAGCCTTCCTTTCCTCAATCTCAGACGCCTTTGCGGTACAAATTACGGACCCGCCCACTGTTCCACCCGAGACGGCAACAACACAAACCAATGCCGCCGGTGGAAGCGGGTTTTATGTTTGGGGAGTTTCCGGTGCGGAATCTTGGTGCTCTGATATCGCTGGCCAGAATGAATACATCTGTATCTATGGTGATTCAGATAGCGCTGGTAGGGTGTATCCTATAGTTAGGTATTGTGCACAGGCTCAATACCCCCACCTCGCCCGAAAAGACGGTTCACTGGTTTGTGCCGCTTCGCTGCCTCCACCTGAATGCACTATCCCTGCGGGTTCAGAGTTGGGCCTTTCTGTCTCTTACCTGATGGGCCAGACCTGCTACTCAAACTGCGAATTCTCGAACCCGAAAAAGCAGATATGCGCTTTCCTAAACGATGGCACTTCCTCCTGCTACGCGGTTTACACCAGCACCGGTGAATATTGCGATGATGAAAACGGTACATCATCCCGTCCTTTTGACGATTTCACTGACGAGGATGGCTGTTACAGGGCAACAGCCAACGGTAAGAAATACTGTGAATCCCCCAATGATAGCCCTTGCCCAAATTACACCGTTATCGACGGCAAGAAGTACTGCCAGACCCCTGATGAAGGTGAAGACCCTCCTGATTCTGACGGTGATGGCTCACCAGACGGTGAAGACCCTGACCCATCAAATCCCGATACCGATGGTGACGGTGTTCCTGACGGTTCCGACCCTGACCCCACTAACCCCGACACCGACGGTGACGGCACTCCTGATGGTGAAGATCCTGACAGCGATGGCAACGGCATACCTGACGATGAAGAAGGGGAGGGGCCGGTTTCCGAATTCACCCAGGGTGCATGCAATCCCGGTTCACAGATTCAGGAACCAGAATGCAGCTCTGAGCTAGATGCTGTTCAGTGCGCCATCTATCTCAACAACTGGCATCATCGCTGCGAAGAAAAGCAGCAATTTGACGAGCTATATGGCTCTGACTCAGACCGCGCCCCTGTAACCAATGAAGGGGAAAGTTTTCTAGACCCCAATGATCCAGCTAATCAGCTCCCCGGCTCTGGCCCCGGGGGTGCCGGTGGTCCAAATGATACGAACATAGCTTTCAGTGATGCTGTCGATATGCTGGACGACTCGGGCTTTGTCTCTGGCTCATGTCCTGCGGATATCAGTTATTCCGTATTTGGTGAAACATTCCAATTCACCTATCAGCCAATCTGCCAAGTTCTCTCCATGGTCAACCCTGTGATTGTTGCCCTCGGTTGGTTCGCTGCTGCCCTGATTATCGGTCGATCACTTATCGGAGGTTCATAACATGCCACTACCGCTACTCGCAGTCCTAGGCGCTGGAGTAATAGGGCGCACACTCATCTCTGTTGTGGGTCGTGTTCTCTTTGCCCTGGGTGTTGGCTTTGTAGTTATGCAGGGTGTTCAGATTGGTTTCCAGGGCCTTATTGATCTCATTGCGGATCACTTTACCGGCTTGCCTTCTGACTTTGCTGGGCTTATAGGGCTCTCTGGTTTTGATGTATTCGCTTCGCTAGTTCTGTCTGCCTATGCAGCTTCGATATTCCTAAAGGGGGTAGGTGGGACTATCAAGAGAATGAGGTTTAAATAATGTTCCTTATCGTCACTGGGTCTCCCGGATCATCCAAAACTCTTAACGTCATCAGTCAGTTCAAGTCTGTAACTGATCGTCCAATTTACTATCGTGGAATCTCTCTTACCGACGAGGGCAAGTCCAAGCTTGGATGGATAGAGCTTTCAGATGACGAGGCTAGAGATTGGCCTGATCATTGCCCATCAGGTGCAATCGTTATCATTGATGAAGCACAAGAAATTTGGCCAGTAAGGCCAGCAGGTACAGCAGTTCCCTCTGGTCTGACTGCACTAGAGAAGCATCGCCACAAGGGTTATGACGTTGTTTTTCTCACTCAGCATCCAATGCTTCTCCATACTCATGCTCGAAAGATTTGCAACGAACATCATCATTACTCACGTCCATTTGGCACTAAGCGCCCGATTCGTTACCACTCCGGTTCTGGTTTTGTAAATCCCAGTGATACTAAAGAGTTAAAGTTCAGTTGCACCCAAAAAAGAATTCCTCTGGATACAAGTACGTACCCGCTTTATAAATCAGCTGAAATTCATACTCATAAGTCAAGAGTGCCCTTTGGTGTCATTAAAATGTGGGTGCTTATTGCTCTTGTCTTGGGTCTCGTTGGTTTCTGTGTCTACTGGCTTATTTCAGTGATATCAGGTGAAAAGGAAGGTCTTACGCACCGCCCCGATTCTTTGCCTTCATCGCCTCAGCAGTCCTCTTTATCCTTAAGTACAAGTGCTATCAGTCCTGTTTCTTCCCGTCGTGATGTTGATTGGTCTACTGCTTTAATTCCTGAAATAGACGGTATTCCGTACACTGCACCTCTCTACAATGATGCTGCCTCCAAGGTTAAATCAGTGCCTCGTGTAGCTGCTTGCATTGCTTCCAAAGCTCGTTGTCAGTGTTTTACTCAGCAGGCTACCGTTATCCATGGTGTTCGTGATCAGGTTTGCCGACAGCATGTACAGCAGGGAACCTTTGACCATATGCATGAAGAAAATCGAGAGCGGGGAGGGGGATCGCGCGCGCGCGAGCCCGCCCCGCGCTCGTCCGATGATGAACCTGATACATCCATCGATCGCCTGCAGCGAGCCATCAAAATCACCCAAGAAACACGCCTTTCCGCTCTCGACTAAACACAATATCTTGTGCGCCTGGCAGCAAGGATCTGCACAAGATGTTGTGTTTCAGAAATCCATGATGAATTGCGCCGGTCTTGTCTGGAGCCGCTCCAGCTCCCGGCGCAGTTGTTTGACAGCCCATAGACTTCGCACATCTTCTGCCCGGTACCCGTTACCCTCTGGATCGATCAGCAACGGTCCACTTATTCGCCATCCTTTCCAGCTTTCGTGAGTCGTAGGCAAGCGGCCAGCCCTGTACAGGCTGACCAGGTGCAAAACGTGTGGGGGTGCGTTGTTGGTTCTGAGGTATCGACGGATCGTCGAGGGGTGACGGTAGGTTATCGTGGAGAGTTCGTTTACAGACAGGCCAAAAGCAACATCCTTGAATAGCATTCGTCCATCACAGC